GTCATAGACGCCTGAGGTCGCAAACTTTTGACCCACCCTCCATCTCTACACCCGCCTCACTTCGCGTCGCCGCGTCGCGAGTTGCACGACCGATGCGCGGGAAGAAGTGGCGAATCTTTGTCGCCAGGTATGACGTGGTCCGCGGTCCACGGGTCGTCGGGTCGTGCGCCTTCGAGACAGATCCAACAGTATTGAGCGGAGTCGCGGACTGCCTTGGCTCGTGCTTGGTAGTCGCCTGAGTAGTGAGGTCGGTGAGGCTTGGGATGGAGTCGGTTGTATGTGGTCTGGCAGTCTGGGCATCGGCGTGGGTTGGTGGTGAGTTGTCGGCAGGTTAGACATGGTCTAGAGATGGTCATAAGTGTGCGCCAGGCATGGTCACGCCGTCACGCCAAGTAATACTTGGCGCGTGACGGCGTATGTGACAAATTGTGTTTCACGCCGTGTTTCACGCCGTGGGTCGGACTCAATGAATATATGGGTTTTACGGCGAAAACGGCGTACGCCGTGGTCACGCCGTGTGTGGTCGGCGTGACGGCGTAAGCACCTGTTTCACGCCGTGTCACGCCGTGTGGTTTAGAACTGTTCAAAAAGTGGATCATTCATCTGTTCTCGGCGTTGTGTGTGAGCTTGTCGGGCTGTCTTGCGAACTACATGGTAGATGGTTTCGGCGCGTTCTTTGACTTCGGCCCACATGGCGTCAAGGCTGATGGTTGGGTCAATGTTGAGTTCTTCTAGCATCTTGAGTGCTTGGGTTAGTCGTTCGCCGCCTTGGATGTCTTGTGTGAACATTTTGTGTTGGTCGTGGATGATGAGGTTGATTCGTTCAGGTATCCAGGTGTGCCGGTGCTTTTGTCGGATCATGACTAGGCGTCCGTCTACTTTGGTCATTTGCCAGACTAGGTCGACGTCGTCGTTCTTGGCTGATGTGCCTCGTGCGCCTTTCTTGAGGTCTTTGCCTGCGTGGTCTATGCGCATGAGTGATCGGCCTTCTTGTTTGAGGTTGATGGCTGTCCAGCGGTAGAAGTTGCGGACGGTGTCGGCGTCGTTTTCTGCTCCTTCGACTGCTCGTGCGAAGGTGTCAATGATTACGAGTTCGGCTTGGCAGGCTCGTGCTAGGTCGCAGATTTGTTTGGCTCCTTCTGGTTTGTCGAGTGCGTCGATGGGTGGCAGTGAGGCGTAATGCAACCTTGATAGGTCTGTGTCTTTGTTGTAGCCCATTGCGGTGAGTCGTTCGTAGAGTACGGCTTGGGACATTTCGTAGTCCATGTAGAGGACGTTGGTTGGTGGTTTGGGTTCGGCGAATATCTCTTTGCCTGTGGCTAGTGCGGCTGCGATGTAGAGCGCGAGCAACGATTTGCCTGTTCCGCCTGGTGCGAAGATGACTACGAGTTGGTTGCGTGGGATGATGGGTTCGATGAGCCAGTCTTCGGCTGGGAATGATTGGTTCCAGAAGTCTGTCCAGTTGATGAGGATGTTGTGGGTCTTTGATGGTTGCTCGACTGGTATTAATGCTTTGCCTTCTTGTAGGAGCTTCTTGGCGAACGCTGATCGGTCGCCGTTGTGGTGCATGGCTGCGGTGTAGCCGAACCGTGTGTATGCGCCCGCAGGTAGCCCTGGGATTGATGTGGTGAATACTTTGAGGATGTCTTTGCCTTGCCAACCTGTGGTGGCTGAGGTGCCTTCTCTGATGTCTTTGCCTGGTCGCACCCAGTGTGATTCGCCTGATTGGTCGGTGTGTGCGAGTGTCCAGCCGTCTTGTCTTAGTAGTTCGGGCCATGTGGTTGCGGCGCAATAGCGGGATGCTGGTCCGTCTTCTTCGAGCAAGAGTGATGGTGGTGTGGCTGGTTGGGTTGGTGTCGCTGGTTCGGTCTTCGCTGTGAGCAATAGCACCATCCACAGTGGCATGTCTGCTGGTTTGTGGTCGGCAATCGAGCGTTCGTCTGTCCATTGGTATTCTTTGCCGTTCGGGTGAACTGTTGGTGGTGCGAGGACTTGTCCGCCTATGCCTCGGATGTCGATGCCTTGGCCGAGTTTGCCTGATGCTTCGTTGCGGATCGGTGCGTCTGTCAGGAAGTAGATGTGTCTTCCGCCGGAGCCTGTGATGACTTCGAGTGTGTCGGGTAGTTTGCCGTGTAATTGTTCTAGGTCGGCGAGTGTGTCCGAGCCTCGGTACTGTTCGCGATCATCGATGTCTACGACTATGAGGTATCGGTTGCGACATTCACCTGTTGCGATGCCAAGTCCGCAGTCTTTGAACTGTCCTTCGAACCATTGTCGGATTGTGGTCGGGTCGGTTGTGGCAGCGTTCTGCCATCCCGACATTGGTGGTCGTTTCTCGCCTTGTTTGATTGGTATTACGCGCACACCTTTGTTGGCGTACGCGAGTGCAGTGGTTAACACGGACATGGTTCTCCTTAAGTGCAGGTCAGTCTAGTGAGACTGTCTGCGGTCACTTGTTTTGTTTGCGGATGTTGCCGATTATGTCGGCAGGTACTTCTCGGCCACGCAGGTCATATAGGAATGTGACGAATCCGATTTCGTCTACTTTCTCAACTTTGTTCTCCATGAATGCTGTGGCGAGTTGGTTGATTGGCCAGATGACGAACCATGGTTCGCTGTCTTCGGCGACTGGTCCCCACCAGCCGTCTTGTTTCGAGTGACCGTATTGCACGATGAACGATGGGATTTTTGCCATGTTGCCGAGCTGTGCGAGTGTTCGTGCGCCGACGTTGATTAGGTCTAGTACGGCGTGTTCGTGTTTGTAGTCAATGATTGCTTTCGGTACGCATTTGTCGTATTCGACCATGAGGAAGTCAATGTCCATCGCTGGTGTGTTGTAGCCCCAGCCGCGATGCCGTTGTGATAGCCATGCGTCCCGTTTGAAGTGTTGCTCATTGGATGTCATTGTTGCTCCTCTAGTTTGAGTAGATGTTTGGCGATCCATTGCGCTACTGGTGACGCAACTCCGTTGCCACATTGTTTGTAGCGGTGCGTGTCGGCTTGTTCGGTGCCGTCTGCTTTGTATCGGGTGTGGTCATCAGGCCAGCCCATTAGCCGTTCGCACTCCAACGGTGTGAGTCGTCGGACTGCCATTGTTGGTTCGGCGTGAGATACTGCGTGAATATCGGTGCCAGTGAGTGTGAACATCGGGTCGCCTTCTTCGGTGTGTCCTTTGCCTGCTGGCCCGTTGTGATCTTGTCTGCCGATCATGCTGCCTTGAATACCGTAAGCGACTGATGGTGGTGCTTGGGATGATTTAAGTGTTGGTGCAACATTTTCGGTGACGTTCGCGTTGCTACCGAACTGTGTGTCAAAGGCGAGCATCGGTGTGTTGCCACCACCAGAACCCATTTTTGCTGACAAGGTTTGTGTTACACCATCGTTTGCTATTCGTGCGCCATCACGATACGAGTTCTCAAACACGATGGCTGTTGTGGCTCGAACATCGCCCTGATCAAACGAGTTGAGTGTCGGGTTGACTGCGCCTTCTACCCAGGTTTCTGAGTCGTCTGCTGTTTGTGCGCGACTAGACTTCACGAACGGTTCTACCACACATTTGTTCTCACGAACATACTGGCTGCTAATCATCTTGGCATCCGAAGTATTTAGTGAACCAACTATGTCTGATCCGAGGATGCCACCATCTGTTCCAACGCTCGTTGGAGTCTTGCTGGTAGCACTTTTCCTCGCCGGTTTGCCCTTCGCAAGATGCCCTGGCAAGCTTTCGGCGACAGGTAATAACGTTTCTGGACATCGTTCGGCGATTGCAGGATCGAAGATAGCGATGACGAACACGCGCCTTCGTCGTTGGGGTATTCCGAAATATTGCGCATCCAACACTGCCCATTCGATGACCATCGCGCCTGCTTCAGCCATTTCGTTGATGATGATCCCGAAGTCAGCGCCTCGGTTGGAGTTGAGTGCGCCGACGACGTTTTCCCAAATAGAGATTCTTGGATATTGTCCATTGGTTTCCTTTCGTAGTTCTTTGATGATGCGTATACCTTCGTGGAATAGTCCTGATCGTTCGCCTTCTAGTCCGCTGCGTTTACCTGCAACCGACAGGTCTTGGCATGGTGATCCCCACGCAACGACATCTATGACGGGTGCGTGGGTGAGGATGTGTTTGCCTGTGAGGGTTGATACATCTTCCCATTTCGGGACATGTGGCCAATGTTTGTGCAGGATTGTGTTGGCGTGTTTATCCCATTCGCATTGGAATACGGTTTGCATTCCTGCGTTTTCTAAGCCCATGTCGAATCCGCCGACACCGCTGAACAGTGACAGCACTTTCATTTAGGTTGCATCTCTCTGACATCTGCGAGGTTTTCTAGGTGGAAGGTGACGGCTTCTTTGATGAACTCGCTTGTGTTCATGCCACGCCGTTTCGCTTCTTTTCGGACTTGTTTGAGTAGTTTGTCATCACATCTGAATGACAGCATCGGATATGTCTTCACTGTTAGAAACCTGCCAATACCATTTTGAAGTGGCTTTGAAACTGCTTTGTTGAAAACTCTGACCAATCAGGATGATCGCCTGTCTGATCCATAAGTTGTATTAGATCTTCGGCTTGTTTGATGTCGCATCCAAGAACTTCTTGGATTGTCTTTAGTTGATATTTGCTCATTGTCTGTCTCCTTTATTGGTTTGTTTGGTTGTTAGTATCGGCAGGATTCGCAGATCGTGCCACCGTTGCAGTATTCGTTGCTGAGGTAGTTGACATCTTCTTGACTCATGATGCTCCACTTTGTCATTGATGTTGTGATTGTCTTGGCTTTTGGTCTCGCTTCGAGTATCGCTGATGCTTCAACTCCGATGTGCTTGTCGCATTCGCAGCGACCGTTGAGGTCGCTCCATATTCTCTGTGTTGCTGTCTTCATTTCTTTCCTCCTTGTTATGTAGGGCTTATTCCCTATGTATGACAATGTAGTGGGTTTGTCATACAATTGCAAGTCATTTGGCAAGATTCTTTGAAATGGCGTAAATTAGCCGTTTTATAGCCCTATTGCTCCTCATCTTGGTCAAATGGCGTGTCGTGGCTGTAGCCCATGGTGGGATGGTTGGGTGAGCGTCGTGGTCGGCTGAGCCTGATACGAGGGTATTTGATGCCGTTGCGTAGTAGTTCGTGGTATGTGAGTGCTTCGAATGTGCGATCCATTCCGCCTTGGATTAGTGCGTCTGCTAATAGGTCGCAGCATTGCCGTTCTTTTTCTAGTTCGGATGTAAGTTTGATGAATAGTTCTTTTTCTTGTTTGTTCATGTGCAGGTCTCCTATTTCCTAATCGTCTTCGAGTAGCTGTCTTGCGATCCGAAGTTTCTCGGCAGCAGAAGCACTCTCCAATAGCCCGATCGTAGTTGATGTGACCTGCTCAGGCGGGCATATCGTAAAAAACTTTTGTTCGGTCGTCACATAGTTCTGGATCGTGGCGACCAGCACATAGGCGGTGCAAACATTGTCGGCATCTACCTGTGATTCGATGAAGTATTTGATGCGGTCGTCAATCGGGTCTTCGCTCTCATTCATCGTCGTCCTCTAGTTTCTCGCCGCATACGGGTTTGCGTGGCAGGGTACGGATCGGTAGGCAGGCACAGAGTTTTGCTTTCATCGTTCCGCCACGGTGCGTGGGAACGGCAGGTCGTTGTAGGCCTGGTTGAGTAAGCCGAGATAGCCGAGTGCATCAGCGAGCGAATCGTGGTGGAGTCGGTTCTTGTCAAGGTTGGTGCGGAGTCGTGCCATCTTGACTGACACCATGAACAGGAGTGCGTCGGCGAGGCTGAGTTTGATGCCGGTCAGTCCTTCGAAGATGTGGATGACTTTGCTGTAGTCGTCTACGACGTTGCCGTAGTCGTTGTTGCGTGGTCCTGTGACGAGTTGGTGTGCTTCGAGCAGGATGTCTGCTCCGACTGATTCTGTTTTCATTGTGTCTCCTTGCAGATTTCATATTTGGATTGGCTGAATGCGAGTAGCCGTCCGTTGGGTTCTATGCCGACCCATGTCGGTGCGTCTGGGTCACAGAGGCATCCTGCGATGCGGCGTGTGTCAAGTCGGACTTCACCGCCGCACAGTTGACAGACGATGTATGTGTCGAGTCCGATCGTGATCACAGTTCAACACCTTGTGCGATGTAGACGCGCAGACGGCTGACCGTCGCGTGTGCTTCACGCAGATGGGTCTTGGTCGCTTCAAGTTCTTGATGTAGTGATTCGGCTGCGTCAACTGCGTTGTCACGTTGTTCGGTGACACGTTCGAGTGCGACCGATAGTTCGGCGACACGGGTTTGCAACTCGACTATCTCTTGGCTCATCGCGTATGTATCGCCGGTCATTTCTTGCTCCTTCTGTCTAGTTCTTGTTTGAGTGCTGCTATTACTTCAAAGAGTCGATCTTGTTCACCGACACCGACGAATTGTTTTTCAAGGAACGCGATTGCGTCTTGTATATCTTTCTTAGTCATCTTGACCTCCGCTGGTTGGAACAAGAACCTTACTCTGCGTGTCCCT